CGGTGAGTCTTTACCACCGGAATATCCATACGATGTTGTTGGAGCTTCAAGAAATATTAAAGCAACAGATTTTGATGATAGAGTAGATGTTTTACCGGTAGCGGATCCAAACATATTTTCTATGTCTCAAAGAATTTCTATGGCGCAAACTCAATTACAGTTAGCACAATCTAATCCGCCAATGCATAATATGTATGCGGCTTATAGAAATATGTATGCAGCGATTGGTGTAAAAGACATTGATAGAATTTTACCACCACCTCCACAAAATATGCCGAAAGATCCGGCTCTAGAACATATTGATGCAATGGGTCAAAAACCTTTTCAAGA